CCCCGTAGCGAAAAAATTAAATAAAGTAAACCACCCAACCACAATGGACAACGTTGTAAAACACATCTATCCCAAACTAACTGCCCCAGGGCAAATAATTAAGAATAAGAAAGGCCAGTACACTTTGGATGTGCGCGGCATGATGCAAGTAGAGTATGGCGGGTTCCCGTTCAACCGTGCACTGACAATGTCTCAATCGATGACGTACTTGGGCAACGCTACTGCTCGCGTCGAAGGGGGCCCGAGTGACTTTGACGGCATTAGTAGGCTCTTCTTAACGCCAGACGGGCTGATCAATTTTTCGACTGTCGCGACACACCTGAAAAGTCATGGAGGTCAGCAAAACCAAGCCTGGTCTGCTTACATGTCTAACGTTGAACGCTGGACATGGGCTGATAATCATGTCGCCCTGCTCGTCAACATGCTGCGTTACACTATGCTTAAAAGGTTTGCAGAAGCGAGTGAAACTGGCGATTTGAAGGCAGGTATGCCGCATTATAATGATGGTCATGTACGTATAGATCGTGACGCGGTCGCCGGACTAAACCAGGAGCCCGGTGATGGTTTTAAGTGGCCGGGTAATCTTGACGAGGACAGTTGGCCGGGGTTTGAGAGGACCACAGAGTATGCTCCAGCGGTAATCACTGAAATGATAGATTGCCGTAGTTTGACGCAGCGCCAGACGTTGTTTGTCCTGATGATGACTGGGGCATGGAAGCGCAGGAGCAAGTACCTGCTAGACTTCGATACACCAAGGTTGTCGAACGGTATTGTGTACAGAGGTGATCACGCCGTAGATATGGTGGGTTGGCTTCAAGCAGAACCGGGCCAGCAGCAGCTCGACATGCCGCCCCCGTTAAATAGTACAGATGCCTGGTCAGCACTGTCAGCATACGTAGGACAGAACAGGTTATTTAACCAATTTTCAACGGCGTTATATCTAGTATGTGGGGCTATGTGCCAGATGCTGCCTGCCACTGCTGAGGGGCAGCTCTGGCTTACACGTGAGGTGCAGCTCAAAATACCACAGTTCAAGTCAGCCAGAGGCCGCTTCCCTTTCTTCAACGAAGGTGAGGCAGCATTGTTGAACCACAGAGCACTGCAAGAGTGGAGTTACATCAACAACACTCTCGAACGTATCGCATTAATGGGCTCGATAATGGCGCAAGCGTATCAGACGGGGCTCGCAATACGTAACATCAGATTGAACATTGAGGAAGAGCCGAGAGACATCTACACATCGAAGCTAACATTCCAGAAGATGGAGAACCACTTTTCAGCCGCCATGGCAGAGGCACTCCGGATTCCAGTACCACTGTCCGGCATGAGTGAGGCTTACGTGTACTACAGTGACGCGTTTGATGGTAGGCTAGCAGACTCCTGGGTCCAGACTGTCACCCCGTATCAGACGCCCGCCCCTGGTTACGAGACCATAGAACGCAGGAACTGCCACTGCCTGAGAGTGTGGACTTTACCGATGGCCGGTGTCCCTACTCTGTTACTCCCTCTCGACAGCTTCCCTGGACTAACACCGTTTGCACTTAAAGGCGAGCTGGACGGCGATTCGATGCACCGCAACAAATTCGGGTGGCATGCGACACCTTACCAGGCCTGGCACTGGGCATGGGCTGCACGTCTATGTGGATACGATGTGGAAATATCGTCAACTTATCTACTCGAGGGGGCAAAGCGCCCCTATGCACCGAATGAGAGCTCTTGGACATGGCCGCTGATGGTGACACAGGCAGCACAGGGAGAGAAGCTTACCATTTCTAAACTCAAAGAAAGACCGAATCACTTCATCGAGTTACCCCTTGTACACAGTAAATTCTTTACGGGCAAGCTGAAGTTCTCGTTTACTCCGATGCATCATCTTGTTACTGACGGCGACAGAACAAATTCGTCAGAGATATGTGAATTTCACGGGTATGCTAACGCTCTTGGTGTCACTAATGTTAAGATAGATGTGCCAGCCGGCGTACAGCTCCTGAGAGGTTACATTGCGCGTGCCGAGCAGGATTTTCAGTTTGTCAACGCTGTTCAGGGTGGGCTGATCCCTCCCGTACCAGAGGAGATACCTGCCCCAGCTGCGGTCGCAGACCCCGTACCTGGATAGACCAGGCGGTTATGTCACAGCCTGCCGGTACTGTGACATTA